TAATATTTTTGCCAATTCAAATCTACTTAATTCGAAGTTAAACGAAATCTATTCAAGGGATAAAGAAGCTAATCAATACTTGCAAGATGCAGACGGGTTGACCCACTTAGAGGAGATGTCAACACAAGTTTTAGAAAAAATGAATGAAGTAATTGCAAATTACAAAGTTTAAACTTAATATTGAAAACCAAACAATTTAAAAAATGATACAAACTTATGAGGAGTTTTTAGACTCCAAAATTAAACGCATCCAAGATTCAGGATTTGAAATCGAGGATTCAAAATTAAACTCAAACCTTTTCGACTTTCAAAGATTCATTGTCAAACGTGCCTTAAAAGCTGGTAGATATGCTATTTTTGCTGATTGTGGTTTAGGTAAAACTTTAATGCAATTAGAATTTGCCTACCAAGTTACAGAGTTCACTAAATCAAAAGTATTAATCTTAGCACCATTAGCGGTAAAAGCACAAACAATAGCTGAAGCTAATAAATTTGGAGTCGATTTGTCAAATATCGACATTAACAACTATGAGCAATTAGAAAATATTGATGTTAGTGTTTATTCAGGAATTGTATTAGATGAAAGTTCGATTTTGAAAAACTTTACAGGGGTTTATAAAAACCTAATCATTGATAAGTTCAAAGAAACTAAATACAAATTAGCTTGCACAGCCACACCTTCACCAAATGACTTAAACGAAATCGGAAATCATTCAGAGTTCTTAAATGTTTTAGACTCTCAGGATATGCGCTCACGTTGGTTTGTTAGAGATGAAGGTATGAACAATTACAGACTTAAAGGCCACGCTAAAAAAGACTTTTTTGGATGGGTTGCGAGCTGGTCAACTATGATATGCAATCCCTCAGATTTGGGATTTAATGGTAGTAGTTATGTTTTACCTGACTTAAATTTTATTGAAAAAGAAGTTAAGACAAAAACTCGTGACACTTATAAAATGTTTAATGACGTTTCTGTAAATGCTACTAATTTCAATCAAGAATTAAGATTGACTAAAGTTGAAAGATTGAGCGAAGTAGTCGAGATTGTAAACAACTCAAAGGAAAATTTTATTATTTGGGTTAAACAGAATGAAGAAGCTGACTATCTTAAAAACTTAATTCCTGATGCAAAAGAAGTAAGAGGAAACGATGCACCTGAATTAAAGGAAAAGTTATTAATTGGATTTGGTAAGAATGAATTCAGGGTATTAATTACTAAATCTAAAATAGCCCAATTCGGACTTAATTATCAAAACTGCCACAATCAAATATTTGCATCATTAGATTTTAGTTTTGAAAGTCTTTACCAATCAATTAGACGCTCATACAGATTCGGGCAAAAAAACCAAGTAAACATTTATTTAATCACAACTGACACCATGCAAAACGTAATTAACACAATAAAACAAAAAGAAGCGCAATTTTTAGAGATGCAATCTGAAATGAATAAAAATATTAATTCAGAGAGATACGGACTTTTAAACGAATACGAATACAAGGAATTTAAAAACAATTCAGTATTCTTAATGAAGGGTGACACCAATATTGAAATCAAGCGCATTCCCGACAATTCAATTGATTTAATTATTTTTTCACCTCCGTTTAGTTCATTGTTTACCTACTCAAATTATATTCATGACATGGGTAATAATGAGTCACACGCTGACTTTTTTAAACAATATGAATTTCTGTTAAAGGAACTTTACAGAATATTAAAGCCTGGCCGAATTATGGCCTGTCATACTAAAGACTTAGGAGTTTATAAAAATTCAAGTGGTTATACGGGAATGTACGATTTCACAGGCGAACACAACGAAGCTGTATTGAATATGATTCCTAATGAATGGTCAAACGATACCACAAGAACAAACCACAAAGCAACTGAAAATGCAGGGTTTAAATTTCATTCCAAAATCACTATTTGGTGCGACCCTGTACTTGAAATGCAAAGGACAAAAACTCAAAGATTACTTTATAAGACCGTTACAAGCGATTCAACTAAAACAGGAATCGGAATGGCCGAATATGTTACTATCTTTAAAAAGTGGGACGGAAGTAATGAGGAAAATTGGGAAGCTGTCACAAACCTAAACAAACAAAACTTTCCTTTAGACACTTGGCAAAAGTGGGCGAGTCCTGTTTGGATGGATATTAAAAGGACTGATGTTTTAAATGGTCAAGAAGGTACTGCAATGGGTGACGAAAAACATATTGCACCGCTACAATTAGAAGTAATTCATAGAATTGTAAACCTATGGAGCAATGAAGGTGAAACTATTTTTACTCCGTTTTTAGGCATTGGTTCAGAGGCTTATGTTTCTGTAAAAAACAATCGTAAGGCAATCGGATGTGAATTAAAAGATTCTTATTTTGATGTAGCTGTAAAAAATTGCACTAAGGCCGAAAGTCTTAAAAAACAAATAACAATGCACTTATGAGAAACACACAAAAACAAGCTATTATTAAGCTATTAAAAAAGAGATATGCAAGCACTTGGGATGCGTTCGATTTATTAGGATGCACTAAGTTAGGAACAAGAGTTTCCGAGTTGATTCAATCTGGCAAGTACGAGATTTCGAAGCGTGATAAAAAAGTTACTACTCGATACGGTGCTAAAGGTTGTAGTTAAGCAATACAAGATAATTAGGGAGGTGAAAAATGCAGAAAGAACTTGATGAACAAATTAAGGAACATTTAAAAAAATACATTGACAATAATTCTAATAGTGTAAGCGGTTCGAACTTTAAACAATTAGTTTTAAATCTTGAGTTAATTCAATCACGTTGGGAAGGTTATTGTAAAGAATACGTTAATAAAGTTGGAAAGCCATGAAACCAAAAAAGTGTAAGTCCTGCAAAACTGAATTTGAGCCAATCAAACCAATTCAACCGAGATGCGTAAATTGTACTATTGAATTTGCTCGAATTTCAGTCACTAAGGAACGAAACCAAAATAAGCGATTAGAGCGTGAAAAGTTGAAAAGTGGATTAATGACCAAAGGCGATTACGAAAAGGCACTACAAACTAAAATTAACTACATGGTTAGGCTAATTGATGAGGGTTGCAGGTGCATTGCGTGTAATAAAGTTAAGCCTAAGTACGATGCAGGCCACTTCGCCGCCAGAAGTTCACACCCATTTTTGCGATTTCATTTAATGAATATTTGGGCAGAATGTAGGTACGACAATTCATATAAATCGAGCAAATACGAATACGTTGACGGATTAATTAGAGAATTTGGTCAAGATATATTCGACTATATTACTGGACTTAAATTAGAATGGAAAGACTTATCATGGGAAATTCACGAACTTAAAGAATGGATCAAGAAATCAAACGAATGTATTAAGTTTATTGAAGCATTCAAATCTGATAAACAACTACCTTTGAATAATTCTGATAGGATAGCACTAAGGGTTCAAGTAAATGAATTAATGGGAATTTATCAACCTAAGTCAATGTTAAAAAGTTCTGAAAAAACTAAGGTAGATAATTAGTAATATTGTATTTCAATGAGCGGTGTATGAAGTAGTGAGCATAGACCGTTTTCACAAGGTAAAACAATTTTACCAAGCCCTGACTGAACTCACTACCAGTTGGGGCTTTTTATTTTAAAACTAATAACTAATAATGAATTACGAAACAATGCCATGGGGCAAATTTAAAGGCCAAAGAATTATTGACCTACCTCCAAATTATTTAACATACTCTTTAATTGAATTTGATTTGCCTATTGAGTTAAGACAATTAATGATTCAAGTTTTACTTCAACACATTGACCCTTATAATCAAATAAATTCTTTTGAAAATATTGAATCTGAAAAAGTCAAAAACGTTTATAAAAAATTATGTTTAAAGTATCATCCTGATAAAGGTGGTAATACTCAGGCAATGCAGGCAATAAATGATTTTAGGAGGATGTTAAATGAGCAATAGAAAAGCATTTAATTTTTTTCGTAGTTATTACGATGTTGCAAAAGAACTATCAGACAAAGATAGATTAGCTTTTTATGACGCCTTAATGTTAGAGCAATTTACTGGCCAAAAAACTAAATTAAAAGGCATGGCTAAGTTTGCCTACTTATCTCAACAATATTCAATAGATAGTCAGATTAAAGGTTTTAATGATAGGCTTAAAAGAAATGACTTATTAGAATCAGAAGAATCTTATAAACCCCTTATTCCTCTAAGTGAGGCAGGGGGTGAGGCAGGGGGTGAGGCACAAGGGAAAGGGGAAGTAGAAGAGAAAGGGGAAGTACAATATGTAGGGAAAAAAATAAAATTTCAGGATTCAGTTATTTTTGATAAAATAAAATTTAAAGAAAAATTTACTGAATGGAATAAAACTAAACTTGCTTTTTATTATCAAAGGGCTATTGATTACTCCAATGAAGGTAATAATTATATTGATTGGGCGGCAGCTATTCGAGGTTGGGCTAAACGTGACGAACTGCAAGGAAGGCTAAAATTTGAAAACCAAACATCTGAATTAAAAATTGGCGAAGTATTCCAACCTAAGATAAACTTTTATTAAACCATGGCTCACATAGTACCACTTAGTAAAGTTGAAGATAAGATTTTCAACCTTCAAAAAAATGGAATGGAAGCAGGTTTAAAGATTGGATTTCCAAACTTAGATTCAATATACTCAGTAAAGGCAGGAACATCAACCGTAATATACGGAAGGCCAACAAGTGGAAAATCTCAGTTATACTTTCAAATGTTAACCTCATTAGCTTGCCAGGGCAAAAAGTCAATGTTGATGACACCCGAAACAGGAAGTGTGGAAGAAATCTATGCAGAAATAATTCAGACATTGACCGGTAAAAGATTTCACAATGATTCACTTAACTACCGGATAACTGAACAAGATTTGTATAAGGTAATTCCATTCGTTAAAGATTACTTCTATGTTATTGACGTTGATGAAAAGAGTCCGAGTGTTGATGAGTTCATAGAATTAACCAAGGAAGGAATAAAAGACCATGGTATATTTACATCAGGATTCGACAATTGGAATGATTTAAGCCATGGCCAATTCAACCGAGAGGATTTGTATATTGAGGAATCAATACCGAAAATAAACAGATTAGCAAGAAAGGAACGGATTCACGCATTTATGATTTGGCACGCTCGAAATCCCGATTTACCAAAGAATGGAGAGCCGCCACCGCCACCAAGTCCATTTGAAATAAAAGGAGGTAGTGCAGTTTACTCCAAGGCAATGAATTTAATTTGTGTTGATAGGCCATTAGAAAAGACTGGCGAAGGATTCAAACAAACAAATCAAGCCATGGTTGTAGTTCATAAATTTAAACCAAAAGGCCATGGAGGGAAAGGAACGGCAAAACTTGAATTTGATTATTTTAAAAACTGCTACTATGAAAACAGAGGCGAAAGGCTTTATTTGCCAACACCATTTAACGGAATAACCGAAATAAAAGAGCAATCTAACAACGATATTAAACCAATAGAACAAGCACCATTTTAAATGAAAGAATTAGAAGAAATAGCAGCAAATCAAAAGTGGTTTGAGTTCATCTCAACTTTAAGACCGTATCTAAATAAAAAGCAAGAAAGCCCTATTTTTCAATTAAACGCCATTTTAAGCACGTTTATTCTCGAAGCTGAACAAAGTATTGACTTAATAGTAAAAGACTCACTAAGGCAAGAAAAAAGGGCAAAATTGGCTAAATTATACGAATGCTACAACTTAGCAACTCAATCAATGGGCATTCAGGTAATTTACGAGCAAAAGAATCTAAGGTTGCAAGTCAGGCTGGATGAAGTTGAAAACTTACTTATCGAATTAGCAGCTGAAAATAAAAGATTAAAAGAGTTGAATGAATTTTAAATCCCTGATTTATAGCACGTTGCAAATATTCAAATAAAATAAACGAAATAAATCAAAACTTCTATTACATTTGTATCACCAAACAAAGAAACAATGACAAATTCAACAATTACAAAAACATTAGCTAAAGTAAACGCTCAACCATTAGAATATTCTTTAGGATTTAGAAGATTAACGGTTTTACCTGTAAGAGTTAGACAAAATATAAATTTAGCTTGCGTGTTAAAAGGTGAAAGTAACGATAACTCAATGAAAGAATATTTAAATAATTTAACTGAGCAAGAGTTTATTAACTTTTTAAAAGTATCATAAAACATGACAATACGCAAAAGAGGGGGGCAAACTAAACCCCCCGAAGAAAGAGTGGTGCAATTTTGCATCTATACTAAACGTAAACATATCGACAAATTAGGACGTGACAATGCACGTTTGATAGCAGAAAAGGCAATTTTGAAGGCAATTGAAAAGATAAAATAATAAAAAGGAATCGTAGCTCACTGGTTAGAGTACGTCGCTTACCGCGAGTGGGGTAGTAGGTTCGATTCCTACCGATTCCGCAAAATCCAAACAATAAAAACATGGAAACAGAAAACAAAAGAATCCCGTTCGATTGGGATAAGTACCAATCAGGAGAATATGAAGCGGTTTGTAGGGATGGGAGAAAACCTGAGCAAATAGTTTATTATCCAACTGCATTGAGTATCGTTAAAATTACTGCATTAGTTGATGGTACTATTGAAACTTTTAACGATGATGGCTCATGGAAATTTATAAGAGAAGAATCTGAATTTGACCTTTTCCTAATTCCCAAACCAAAAAAGTATCAAGCATGGGTTAATTTGTATAGTAATGGAGCGGCTCAAAGTTTTGTAAGTAAAGAAGTAGCAGATGAATTTAATAGATTCCACATAGTTAACGGAGTTATTAGAGTCGAATGTCGCTTAATTGAATGGGAGGGTTAATCTTAGTTAGTGAATAAAAAGCAAATAATAGAGGCGTTGTATTTAGATAAACAATTC